TTAAATCTATCTGATAATAGCAAACCTATGGGAGGCGTTTTATAATGGCTCAAGCTTATGTAAAATTTACTGGTCAGTGGAAAGAGTTTAGAATCATTATTAATAATATGACTCCCCGTATTAGAATAGCTTTAAAATCAGCTGCAAGAAAAAATGCAATATTGATTTTAAAAGAAATAAAAAAAGGAATAAGAAATCAAGCTCCTGGTGGTTTAGTATTTACTCCTCTTCATGAATTAACTATAATGGAAAAATCTCAAATAAAAGGTGTTGGTAATGTTAAATCAAATCAAGCTCTTATAAGACATGGTGATTTAATTAATGCTTTAATGTATTTTGTAGATGAAGATGGATCTTTTAAAGTTGGTTTTCAAGAAGGTGCAACAAATCGTTATGGAATTAATATAAATATGATTGCTGCAGGATTAGAAAAAGGTTTTACTATAGGAGTTACAGAAAATTTAAGAAATTATTTTGCAGCACAAGGAAGGCCTCTTAAAGCAAGTACAACACATTTAGATGTACCGGCAAGACCATTCTTTGAACCAGTATTAAAGAAATACAGAGACGATATAATTCTCAATTATGTTATTGCATTAGATTCAGTATTTAAAGCAAATCCGAGTCTTGGATCAATTACAGACGGCGATAAAGGCGGTGAATAATAATGGCAGGATCAGAAGCATTAATTAATTTAATAAGAGTATTAGCTACTTTAATGAAAGATAATTTATGTCAAAATACTTCATTTCATCCTCAAGCTGATTTTATTGAGATATCCGATGAAGAAGAAAGAGATAAAAAATTTCCTGCTATTATTATAAGAGGTCCAAAAATTAATGAAGATTTAAATTTTAGATCAGAAGGTCCTCGGATTATTATTAATCAAGAAACAGGAGAATATATAAGTACTCCAACTCCAATTGTATGTGATGTATATTTCAATATTATAATTTTATCAGAAGGAGATATTGAAGGATTACAATTAATATCAAAATCGATTACGTTTTTCGCTTCTACACCTCAAATTACTGTTAAAGACAGCATTTTGGATACAGTAGGTAAAATATATAATGTAAATTTAATTGACCCTATAGAAGAGTCTAGGATTGCTAATATTTCTGATATTGTTAGATATGAAGGTAAATTTTGTATTGAAGGTTTAGAATTTTCATCTGGTGAAGATACTATAGGTAAAATTGCTAAAGAAGTTAATCCTAACGTTAACAATAAATAAATATAGATGGGAGGTTGTAAAATGATTAAAATAAAGAATAAATATAATTTTCCTTTAATAATTAATTTAAATGAATGTAGATCGGTGCATATTGCTCCGTTTGCAGAAATAGATATCGAAGATAAAGATTCTAATGCACCGGACCTTTTATCAAAGATTAAAAGGAAAATAATTGAAGAAGTGACTTCAAAATCTATTAAAAAAGTTGAAGAAGTTAAAGAAACTGTAAAAGAAATTGATACAGCAAATCAATTTACTACACAGAAACAAAAAATTAAGAAAGAGGAGGTTGACAAGTAATGGCACATAATACACCTAATGTTTATATTAACGAAGGTACTGGCGGTTCAAAACCTATTTCAGGTGCTTCTGTTGGAATAGCTGCTTTTATAGGCTGCGCACAAAAAGGACCTATTGGTGAAGCTACACTAATTACGTCATTTACAGAATTTGTTGAAAAGTTTGGAAGTTATATTGCAAACGGTTGGTTAGCGTATGCTGTAGAAAACTTTTTCATTGAGTCTGGTACCGGTGCGAAATGCTATATTGTAAGAACTGTTCATTATACAAATATTACAGATGAAACTACTGCAACTAATAGTGTAGCTTCAGTAATTCTTACAGATGGTGCAACGACACCTGTCAATATTTTGAAGTGTGAAATATTGATCGATTCAACAAGTGATCTTAAAGTTACTATTGCTGATGCTACTTCTAGTGCTGTAAAATTCAAAGTAGAAATATACAAAGGAAGTGGTTCTACTGCAATTGCTACTTTAGATGAACAAACTGCAGATACTATAAATGGTTTAACTGTTGGTGGTGTTAAATTTACTAAAATTAATGATGGAAGACCTATTAATATTGTAAAATCTGCACTTACAGGTGGTTCTGATGGTTTAACTGGAATTACAGATAGTGATTATATTGGAAGTCAAGTAAGTAATACTGGATTTTATGCACTTGATTTTGCAGATGAAAATATGAATATTGCAGCTCCTGGTATTACTTCAAGAGCTGTTATAGTAGCTGGAGCTGCATATGCTGCTAATAAGAAATGTTTCTTTATTGCAGAAGTTCCTTTAGGACTTGATTATACAGAAGCAAAAGATTTTAAACAAGCAACAGGAACATATAGTTCAGAAGTAGCACTTGATAATGCATTTTTAGCTACCTATTATCCTTGGTATTATATTAAAGATCCTATCACAGGTGATAAAAAATTAATGCCTCCTTCTGCAGCTATGGCTGGTGTATATTCAAGAGTTGCAGGTACAAGAGGAGTTCATAAAGCACCAGCTGGTACTGTTGATGGTAAGTTAAGATCTGCAATTGGAATCGAAAGAATTATTAATGATACACAGCAAGCAGAACTTAATCCTATAGGTGTTAATGTTATTCGTTCATTCTCTGATGCTGGTATTGTAGCATGGGGAGCAAGAACAACATCTTCTGATACAAGTTGGAAATATATCAATAACAGATTGCATTTCAATTTTATAGGTTCTTCTCTTAAGAAAGGTACTAAATGGTCTGTATTTGAACCAAATGACTCTATTTTATGGGGTGCATTAAGTTTGGCAGCTAATTCGTTTTTAAATAAAGAATACGGAAAAGGTGCTTTTAATGATGGAGGATCAGGTAATCCTAATTATGCATATTATGTTGTATGTGATGCTACAAATAATACACCATCTACAATTGAATTAGGTGAGGTACATCTCGATATTGGTGTTGCAGAATCTAAACCTGGAGAATTTATTGAAATTAGTATTAATCAATGGGATGGTGGAAATTCTGTTTCTGAAACAGCATAAACTTAAAGAAGGAGGTAAATTTATATGGCAGTTGAAGCTTATAAGACAAATTATTATGACAAATATGCCTTTTTAGTTGTCATTGGCGGTTTTGTAAGAGCTGGTTTTTCTAAAGCTGATGGTCTTGAAGAAAGTTCTGAAGTTGTTGAATATAATGAAGGTGGACATTTAAGACCTCATAAGAGTCCTGGTAAAATTAAATCAAAGGATCTAACTCTTGAACGTGGTGAAACAGATGCAGTTGATATGTTCACATGGTGGAAAAATGTTGCTGATAGAGCATCTGATTCCGGTGGTGTAGTTGATTCTGATTATAAAAAAGATATTCAAGTTATCCAAATTGATCGTAAAGGAACTACAAGAAAGACTTGGAATGTATATGGTTGTTGGCCAAGTACTTTTGGTGTTGACGATTGGGATGGTGGTTCTTCAGAAAAACATGTTGAAAAAATCGTACTTGTAAACGATGGTATCGATTACGTATCAGGAACATCAAAATAGTAAAAATTTGAATAAACTTATCGTTTAGTTTTAAATTTCAAATTTAAATATTCAATGCCTTCATAATAAAATATGAAGGCATTTTATTTGCCTAAAAATTAGGAGGTTTAATTATGGAAAATACAGGTGATAATAACAAAGTTGTAAACTTCGGCACTACAAACAATATAACACCAGAAGAAAAGAAGATTAATTCTGAATCAGTAACTTTACCATCAGGACATTGGGTAGAATTAAGAGGTATGAAAACACAAGAAATGGATATTCTTGCTAATAAGAAACAAATGAGAGACGGCGAAGGTATTAATGATATTGCAAAAAATTGTATTATGTCACATTCTGAAGGTTTTGATTATGATGCTGCACTTCAAGGTGATAGATATCTTATTATCATTGCAATAAGAAGAATTACTTATAAAGGACCATATACATTTGAAATTCCTGAATGTCCAGAATGTGGTGATAAGCATGAATTTCATGTTAATTTAAAAGATTTACCTATTACGATGCTTAATAATAGACCTACAAAAGATATCGAATTTACATTACCAGTTTGCGGTAGAAAAGTAAAATATCACCTTCCTACTGGTTTAGATGAAGCTGAATTAATGAAAGTTAGAAAACAATATCCTGATAACATTATCACATTATCATTAATGGTAAATACTGATTGGGTTGAAGGAATGGGATTTAAAGATATTGAGTTCTTTAAAAATCTTGATGCAGAAGATGTTTTGGCTTATCAAGAAGATTTAAATGCTCATAATTGTGGAGTTGAAACAACTCTATCATTAAAATGTCCAGTTGAAAGAGAAACATTTGAAACAGAACTACCAATTACTAAGGATTTTTTCTTACCCAAAAAAGCAAAGAAGCTCTAAGAGAAGAAATATTCGCACTTGCTTATGGAGGGTTAGTAACAATTAATTATAAAGATGTCATGGAATGGTGCGAAGAAGAGAGAACATGGTATCTTGAAAGATTACTTGAAGAAAAACAAAGAGAAAGAGATGAAATGAATAAAAAATAATAAAGAGGTGAGAAAATGGGGCTTAATACATTAGGACTTGGAATAATTTTATCATTAAGAGATGGTGCTTCTATTCCAGCTAATAGAGCAGCTACATCATTAGGGCAACTTGATACTGCAGCATCAAAATTTTCAAAAAGTTTTAATTCTTCAATGGCTACGGCTTTTGAAGGAATGAATATGTTGGCTGCAGGTGTAATGCTGGCTGCAGCCCCAGTCGCCTTTGTTAAATCTACTTTAGAAACTCAAAAAGCATTAGCTTATGTTGCATCATCTGGAGTTGAAAATCTAGGTTTGATGAAAGATGCAGCAGAAGATTTTACAAACTATTGGGCCGGAACAACACAAGAATCATTTTTAAGTACAGTTTATGAAATTAAATCAGGTTTATATGAATTATCTGATGCTATGGTTGCTAAAATGACTACAACTACTGGTATTTTGTCTAAAGCAACAAAATCTACTGTTGATGATATGCAATCTCTTATTCCAATTATGTGGGGTATTTTAAGACCATCTAGAGGTAGTATTACTGATGAAGAATTTATGAATGAATTAGCAGGTGCTTTAGCTTATTCAGTTAAGATATATAGAGCTACAGGTAAATATATGGGTGATGCTTTCTCTCAAGCTACAGCTATAGCTACACAAGAAGGTGTAGCAATGGAAGAACAATTTGCAATTCTTGGTCGTTTACAACAGACAATGACAGGTTCAGAAGCTGGTACAAAATTACGTGCTTTAGCTGTTAATACACCTAGAGCTGTTAAGCTTGCAGAAAAGAAAGGTGTAGATATTCAATTGACAGATACCAAAGGCATGATATTACCTTTGGTTGATATTATAGATAATGTAAGAAAAAAATATGGTGAAAAATTAACAGCTGCTGCAATGGAAGAATTGAGATCAGTATTTGGGTCTAGAGAAGCAACATCAGCTGTTATTAATTTACTACCATATGTTGATCAATTAAGACAAGATACAAAAGAAATAAAAGCAGCAATGAATGAAGGTATGCCAGTTGCAATGGAAATGGCTGAAGATGCAGCAAATAATATGGGTGATGCATGGGAAATTTTTGGACAAAGAGTATTAAATACAAAACAAGCAATTGGAGATGCGATTATTCCTATATTTAGACCTGTTTTAGACATTATAGGTAAAATATTTATTGGGATTCAAGCATTTGCTAAAGCACATCCTGGTGTAATTAGATTAATTAGTAGTTTAGTAATGTTAGTAGCAACACTTCTTGTCGTTACTGGTTCACTTTATATTGTTACTGCCGGAATAAAAATAGTCAGTGCTTCAATTGCTCTTATGAAAACAAGAGTTTCATTACTTAGAGCTGAATTTCAAAAATTTATGATAACTATGTGGCCATTTTTACTATTGGCTGGATTAATGTATTTAGCATTTAAAACAAATTTTATGGGAATTAATGATAGTGTACTTGGTGTTATTAATAAATTAAAAGAATTATGGGAAAATGTTAAACTGGTATGGAGTGGTCTTATGGAATTGATTAAAACATTCCAAGGTGACAAAGGTATGATTTCAGAAGATTTAAAGAAACAACTTGAAGATGCTGGATTATGGGAATTAACTAAAAAGTTATTTATGATTTATACAAGATTAACATATTTATGGGCTGGTATAAAAGAAGGTTTTAATGATTTTTGGGTGTCATTAGTAAAAATAATGACACCAGTTGGTGCATTTCTTAAAAAATGGGTAATTACACCGTTAGTAAATTTACTTGCAAAATTTGGTATTGTAATACCGGTTCTTGATAAATTGATAGCACCTACTCAAGAAAATGCTAATACATGGAAAGATTTAGGTTATTGGGTCGGTGTAGCAGCTGCTTCTCTTGCTGCATTTGGATTAGCTGCTAAAATAATTAAACCAATAATAAGTTTATTTAAAATATTATGGACAGCGGTAAAATTTGTTGGAGGAATATTAAAATTTATTGCTCCAATAGGAAAATTTCTATTAGGAATTGGAAAGATATTAGGACCTATTGGCAAAGGAATATTATGGTTAGGAAAGATTATATGGGGTGCTTTAGTAGCAATAGTAACTGCTGTTGCAGCTTTCTTTAGTATTCCTGTATGGGCGGCTGCTCTTATAGTAGGTGCCGTAGTAGCAATTATAGCTTTATTAATTATATTTAGAAAACAGGTATGGGCAGCATTACAAACTATATTCTATACAATTGCTGGAGTACTTGCTTCAATAGGAATAATTATCTTTGCAGCAGCTGCATCTGTTGTATTAATAATTGCTGGAGTAATAGCAGCAATTATAGGAATAATTTGGGGAATATTAAATGTTATAATTTCAATAGGTGCTGGAATTTATGGAGTTGCAATGACTATATTTGCTATATGGAAAGGAATATGGGATGCAATCTATGCAGTTATTAGTGGTATAGTTCTATCTATTATTGCTTTTGTAAAAGCAATATTCACAGGTGACTTTACAACATTAGGTGAAGATCTTAAAGGAATTTGGGGTGGAGTTTGGGAAAATATTAAAGGAATAGTAGATAGTGTTGTTGAAGAAATTAAAGGAATTTGGGATGGCATTGGTGATTATCTTGGTGAAATTTGGGGTAGTCTTAAAACTAAAGCTGGTGAGTTCTTTGATTGGATTGGTGGAAAGTTTGAAAAAGTTGGTGAATTTGTAAACAGTATTAAAGATGTATGGAACTGGGTTGGCGATAAAGTTGGTGATGCTTGGGATAAAGTTAATGTTAAAAAAGGTGATGGTTATAATACAGAACAATTTAGAGGCGGCGTTGAAGGTGATAAAACTCATAGTAGTGGTGTAAAAGGTTTTGCAAAAGGTGGATTATTCAATGGACCTAGTATTATCCAAATTGCTGAACAATCTGGTGTAAATGAAGCAGCTATTCCGTTATCAGGAAGATATATGATACCTTTTGCAAATGCAATAGCTTCAGCAATGCCACAACCTGTATTAGATAGCCCTAAGACACAATCTAAGGCAACAACAGTTAATACCATTATAAATAATAATTACAACACAACAAATGTTAATAGAGACAGTTCTAATAATCAATCAAATAATTCTGAAACAAGAATAATACGTATTGAAGTACCCATTAAAATGAATAATAGAGAAATTGCTAAAGGTGTTGCAGAATATGTAGACCAGGAAAGAGGTAGGTGATAAAATGAGCGTTTATGAAAAAGTCTTTAAGGCTGCAATTGTAGACTATGTAACACAAGAAATGAAAGAATTTCAATATAATCCTGAAACTTTAAGTATAAGTAAGTCAATGAATTTTTCAGCAATAACAATTCCGGGACTTAATATGCCAATTTATCAATTTGTATCAGGTGGTGAAGAAATTGTTGATATAAGGCTTTTCTTAAATGCTCTTAATCATAAAAAAGGTGGAGATGGAATTAAGCAAGAATATTTATGGTTTAAGAAAAGAACTACTGCTAAAAGGTCTTCGAACCATCTTGATGTAGTTCCATCAAAAGTTTTATTAGTATGGCCTAAGATAGGTACTTCAAAATGTATTATTTCATCATGCAATGTCGAATGGACATCATTCTTTAAAGACGGAAAACCAAAAACAGGGGAAATGACATTAGAACTTAAAAAAACTTATTAGGAGGTGAATAATATGTCTATATTAGAAGGATCTAGATATGAAGGAGCAAAAGTTTATAAAAATGAAGATAAATATTATATAGGGTATCGTAAAATTTTACAATATAAAGATTATTCAGACAATATTATTCATACCGTATCTGAAAATGAACGATTAGACATAATTGCTTATAAATATTGGAAAAACCAAGAATGGTGGTATATTATTTGTGATTGGAATGATATTTTTAATCCAACTGAACCATTAGTAGCTGGTACTATTTTAAAATTACCTAGTTATAATAGAATTACTGGAGGTGATTTATAATGCCTATTCCAGAAGCATATGATCCATTTTTTTCTATTAAAGTAGATGACAAATCACTTTCAGGAAAACTTGCTAATAGTATTTCAAGATTTGAATTTGAACAAGTTGATGATAAGCAAGATATGCTTACATTTACGATTGATAATCAATCACTTGAATTTACTGATGAAGATACTTTAGATATAGGTGGTGTAGTAACTTTTCAATATGGATATTTAAATAGAAGAAGTAAAACTAGAAAAGCAAGGATTAAAGATTTAGAAGGTTTTGAAGAAATAAAAATTCAAGCTTATCAAATAAGTACTAGTAAAGATAATGTAAAACCTACAACTAAAACAGTTCCTTCACAAATTAATTCAACACAGTCTAAACCTAAAACATATC